ATGAAAGCGACCAGTTACGAGCCCGGAGAAAGTTGGATCAAGGATGACCTCTGTGACACACTGACCTCTGTGACACGTGTCACACACCCTTCCAATCGGAGAAAAAAGCTGCCGATGCTGATCAGTAGATATGTTGAACGCTGTGACAGATCGCCAGGACAGAAAAAGGGCACCACTGTGACAGATTATCCGACCTCTGTGACACGCCACCGGAGTGGAGGTGTCACACACCCTTCCCATCGGAGAAAAAAGCCGCCGATGCTGATCAGTAGATACGTTGAACGCTGTGACAGATCGCCAGGACAGAAAAAGGCTACCACTGTGACAGATTATTTGACCTCTGTGACACGCCACCGGAGTGGAAGTGTCACAGTGGTCTTACCGGTACCAGAGAATTATTGGCAGAGGCTGAACATGAGCAAGAACAAGATTAGGTCAGTCTGGCTGACCGTGGAGCGGGCAGCGGAGTTGATGAGCTGCTCCACCCGCACCGTATGGCGCTATATCAAGCGCAACCGAATCGAAGTGCACAAGCATCTGGTCGAGCAGGATGGCTATAAGGTTATGAAGACCTTCCTGCTGACCGAGCCTTCCTTATATATCAAGGAGATGGCAGACTGCCGGGCCAGGAACCTGGTGCCTGCCGGCTTTATTGAGATCACTCTCAAGGTGGATGGCAAAGACCTGCACAGCGCTTTGATCTACAAATACAGCGAGGAGGACAAGCATGAGCATCTATGATGAAATCGATCCCCTGACCTACGCGGAGCTCTATCAGAGCATCTATCCTGATTGGAAGGGTAAGCAGGATTTGCTCAACCAGATTGGGAAAGACCAGGAGATCAAACCAAAATCGGAACTAGTGCCAGTTCCGGCTGTCACAGCGACTGATAGCAACATACTTGACGACAGTATCGTTCTGGAAGATGAGCCAAGCGCTCCCAATGATCCTGAGGATGAGTTCATCGACTTTACTCCTCAAGAGCGGGTACCAGTCAAATGCGATAACGAAGCCAAGCTGATGGGCTACTTCTGCACCACGGTGCTGGAGCGGCTCCAGCATAGCGAGTCCAAAGGACGGGAGTGGGAACTGCTCACTAAGGAATACAATAACGGTAGCCTGGCTCCGGAACTCTATGCTTTGAAAGGAAAGCGAACTGAACGGGCCTTACGCATCTGGCTGGAACGATATGAACAGAGCAAGCAGGATATGTATGCCCTCCTGCATGGCAACCGCTATCAGAAACGGCAACGTAAGATCACCGAACTGGAAGGCAAGGTGCTGCTGGCGATCCTGCTGCATCCCAACCGGATCAGCATCGGCAGTGCTCTCAAGTTCCTAAAAGCCAAAGCCGAGTCCGGACTGATCGACTCACCCAGTTCGGTACCAACGCTTAGACGCTGGGTCGAAGAGTGGCGGGATGACAACCTGGCAATGTGGGAGCAAGCCAGGCGGGGCAGCAAGTTCGTAGCTGAGCACATCATTAAGACCATCCACCGGGACAGCAGACTGCTGAGTGTGGGCGAAGTCTGGGTAGCCGATGGACATACCCTGGCCTTCGATATCCTCAATCCCAAGACTGGGAAAGCACAACGCATGACTATGATCATGGTCTTCGACTGGGCATCCCGATATCCAGTGGGTGCCACTCTCGCCTTCACCGAGGACAGCCAGCACATCCAAGCTGCCTTCCGCAATGGCTTCCTCAACTGGGGAGCCCTGCCTCAGTATGTCTATCTTGATAATGGCAAGGCCTTCAAGAGCAAGCTGTTCCACGAGCAGTGGGAAGGGCATGACCTGGCCAAGGAATTAGGTGGCATCTTCCCCAAGTTAGGAATCAGAGCTCAGTTCGCCGAAAGCTACAATGCCAAAGCCAAGATCATCGAGCGGTTTTTCCGGACCTTCCAGGAGCAGTTTGAACGCTTCATCAGCAGCTTCCGGGGAGCCAATATAGCCGATAAACCTGCCACTCTGATGCGTAACGAGAAGTGGATCAAGAAGCTATATACCTGCGAGCCACCCACTACTGAAGAAGCGATGCAGATGATCGGCTACTATATCAGATATGTATATGGTATCACCCCTCACCGGGGATTGGATAACCGCAAACCCTGGGAGGTGTTCAACTCGGCTCCCAAGCCGCAGGATAGGCTGGTCAATCCCTCTCAGCTCAACTTTATGATGTTGAGTGTAGAACGTAAAGCCATCCGCAACGAGGGCATCGTGCTGAACAAACTGAAGTATTGGCATCCTGCCCTAGTGGATCACATAGGTAAGCCGGTGGTGATCAGATACGATCTGGCTGATGCGAGATGGGTACTGGTCTATGACGAGGCGGATGTCTTTATCTGCCAGGCTTCTCTGCGCCAGGCTCAGCATCCGTTCATCCAGGCCGATATGCAGAACAGCAAATCGCATAAGGAATATCGCCAGGAATATGCCCAGATCAAGAAGCTGCAGCAGCTGACCGAACAGCGGACCCAGAGCTTTGTGCGCAGTAATCAGGAATCGGTAGATAAGCTGCTCAAGAGCTATATGAACGAGATCCCCGCTGATAACAATCCTACCTTCCTTCAAGCACCTATGATCGAAGCTCCCGCCCCGGGTCCAGAAGAGGAGATTGCCAGGCTGGAACAGATAGTAATCGAACAAGAGAAAGCAATAGCTGCCAGTCAACCTGAACAGACCAACACCAATCAAAATCAAGCTGTTATCGAAGGATCAAGCGAGTTCGATCCCTTCGACAATGAGGAGTTCAAGAAAATGCTTAAAACGATCGGAATCAAATAAGGAGGAATAAATGAAGCAAGGTAAACTTGTCCCGATCCACAATGTCCGGAAAGCCGATGAGTGCATTGACTTCCTGCTTAAGCGTCCCCGACTGGAGATGGTGGGACTGGGCATGCTGTATGGCAGACCCGGCCTCGGCAAGACCACCTATGCCAGCCGTGCTGCCTATGCCCGAGGATATGTGTATATCAGACTGGAAGCTACAACCACTCCCAAGACCTTCGCCAAGGAACTGCTCCAGAACCTGTACAGAAGCCTGGGGAGGGGTGATTATCTCCCCGTGGGTACTACCAACAACATCTACAAGCAATGTATCCAACTGCTCCTCGATAATGAGGATACCGTCATCATCATTGATGAGATCGACTACGCCTTCCGCTATCCTCAGTTACTCGGATCGGTCAGAGATCTGGTGGATGAGACATTAGCAGTGGTGATCCTGGTAGGCATGCAGAACGCCATGGATAGGCTTAACCAGATTAATGCTTACTACTTTGACCGCTGTAACTACTTCTACGAGTTCGAAGCGGTAAGCAAGGATGATATTAGAATGTTGGGCACCGAACTGATGAATATTCCCTGCCCGGAGTCCCTGGTCAATTACATCCACTTCAACGCAGCCGGGAACCTTAGGAAAGCCATCAAGATCATGCACATGCTTGAAGTCAGAAGTAAAATCAATCCCATCCCAGCCATGAACCATATTTAGGGGGCATTATGAACGAGCAAAGCATTATAATCGACCACTTCGTAGACCGCTTCGTCAGCTACTTCAACTTAGATCTGATCTGTGAGTGCACCGGAGTAGACCGGGATGTGGTTCAGGAGCGCCTTAACCAACTCCTTACAGGCAATGTGATCCGCAAGGTATCCAAATACGAGGATATCTATGTAACCAACCGGGGTCGCTATAATATCAATGTAGCAACCATTTACTGCGGTAACTGGGCATTCGACCTTAAAGCCTGCCAGGATATCTGCTTCCTGCTTGAAAAGAACCAAATAAAGAGCATCCGACAATTGGCCTCCAAGATGCAGCGCAGCCGCCAGTGGGCCTTTAAGTACCTGGAGGCACTGATCTCAGTCGATGCGGTGGGTATATGTAAGTCAGGTTATTATACCAAGGACATAAACATGATCTGCAAAGTCGGCTCGGTGATCAAGAAAGGCATCATTAGCGAGAAGCGGGCCGAGTGCGGCATTCGGCCTCAGAGACGCCGTAAAAAAACTACCAAAACTACTAACCACAAGTAAAGAGCGAGGGCATTCTATGACTCAGGAACAGCGAGAACGAAAACTACGCCAAGAGATACATGGCCTCCGGGTCAAGAAGTTCCACTGGCCGCTTGAAGCATTCAAGTTCATCATCAAGGGCTTGGGCTATGGCGAATCACTTAGGGCTTTGCCGGAGGATCGCTTAATTGAGTTGAAGGCACTCCTGCTTAAGTACCGTAAGCATGGCAGACCCCAAATCTTTACTTTCGACCGTCAGGGCAAGTATATGTTCTATCTCATGAAGACTGCGGGCTGGACCGAGTCCCAGCTACGGGCATTTACCATCCAACACTATTCCAAAAGCCACTGGAACCTACTCAACCAGAAGGAACGCAGGGCGGTCATCGCTATGCTGCAGAACTACATCAAACAGAATGAAAAGAAAACCAAAAATACAACCAAGAAGGAGATATCTAATGGACACCCCCAAAACCCCCAGGGCTAAGAAGCCCATTCCCACCAGAGTTGACGCTAACGGACAGAGCATCCCGGTCTCAATCATCAGGCCGGAGATCCTCAAGCAGGATGCCATCGTAACCAAGACCATTAACCGGGCGATCAAGCTGCATGACCGCATAGTAGCAGATAAGAACCAGTTCTTTGAAGATGTGGAGCTCTATCTCCAGCAGGTAGCCGAAAAGAACGGACTGGATTGGAAGGGCAATGCCGTCCTCAACAGCTTTGACGGCAAATATAGAGTTGAGATCAGATTCAAGGAACGCATCCAGTTCGGCATCGAACTCCAACTTGCCAAGCAGAAGATCGATGAGTGCATCAAAGCCTGGTCAGCCGACTCCAATGTCAACCTCCGAGCCATCATCAGCGAGGCATTTCAGGTCGATAAGAAAGGTGAAATCGCCAAATACCGTATCCTGCGCCTGCGCCGCTACAACATCAAGGATCAAACCTGGAAGGAAGCTATGGAGCTGATCGACCAGGCCATCCAGGTAGTTGCTACCAAGCAGTACATCAACTTCTATGAACGTGACGAATCAGGCAAGTTCTGCCAGATTATCCTTAACTTCCCTTCTCTGTAAGAAACAGTGGCAAGGTAATGCATCTCAATTTGATAAAAGTACAGGAGAATGAATAATGGCACCTATGAATACCAAAACTGCAGAGGTTTTAGAGACAATGAGTATCTTCAACGATGAACGCAACTACCGTCCCGATGAGATAGCCGATATCCTCCGGGTTGACCGTTCCAGCGTATATCGCTGGATCAGGGATATCCTCGATCCTCTGCCTGCCTTTAGAACCAAAGATAACGGACAGCTGCGCTGTGCCGGAAAAGACTTGAACGACTACCTGACAAAGCACAAGGTACGCCCTGAGTATGAGTAATAGCCGTGAGTTCCGCATCAAGCGGGACAACTGCAAAGAAGCCTATCTGAACGGTAAGACCGAACCCACTGAGCTGGCGGTGATCTTCGGAGTCTCCGATATCACCGTCCGCAAGTGGATCAAGAGCGGTAAGTGGGACGAGCTCTTTAAAGAAGAGAACCAACTCGACCACGAGATCGCCATCGCCCGCAAGAAGGCACTCATTCAAGCGCTCCGGGAGTATGCCAAGAATCCTGCCGACACAGCCATCCAAAGCCTGGTGAGCATGATGAAGCAGGATCAGAAGGATCGGCAGCCATCCAAGGAGTTGAACGACTATATCGTACGCTTCCTGGATCAGGTTACCGACTTCATGATTGAGAAAGGATACGAGACCCTGCTTAAGCAGTTCCAGGGCATAGTCCTTGATCTTGCAGAATACTTAAGAGTTAGAAATGGATAAATTTACAGCCACGGACATGGTTGCTTCCATACACAACCTACCTACCCTCCAAACCCTCCAAACAGCGGAGCCGTTGCCTCCGACTCCGCTGAACCTTCCTACCTACCTACATCCTCCAAGCCAACAGCCCGACAAGGTCGTTCCTCCGACCTCCGGGTCCCCGACGCCCGTCCCCCTGGGCTTCTGGGGGTTACCCGGTTATGCCTAAGAAGTTCATTCAGCGGCATAACAAAGCACTGGCGGAGATCGCATCCAAGACGATCTCCGTCTTGCCTTTTATAGACGATAATCCTGAAGCCAAGGCAGAGAGGATCAGGAAGACAACTGCTGAGGGTTGGGATGCTTTCTCGTTCTTCTGCCATACCTATTTCCCGCATATCTTCCCCCTACCTTTTTGCCCAGCGCACGAGACTATGTTCGATGAGACTGATAATGACTCAGGCATCATCGCTATCACCGGTTTTCGTGGGCTGGGCAAAACGGTTCTTATGGGAGTGGTCTATCCGATCTGGATGATCATCAAAGGTGAGCGCTATGTGATCCATACCGCCGCAGACATAGATCTGGCGCAGGAACGCACTGCGTTTACCCTTCATGAACTGCATAACAATAAGCGGCTCACAATGGACTATCCGGAGCTACAGCCAATGGATAGCTTTGATCTGGACTTCTATCTCAAGAACAAGGCAAGGATCAGAGCCAGAAGTATCAAGCAGAGCCATCGTGGAACCATCAATCCTAAGACTGCCAAACGTCCCGGACTGATCGTCTGTGATGATATCGATAAAGAAGAGAACATGGGTAACCAGTCCATCGGTAGGAGACGGATGGAGAAGATCACCCAGGAGCTTGCCGGAGCACTCTCACCTGAGGGAAACGGCAAGATAATCTGGCTCGGTAACCTGGTGCATCCCAACTATGCCATCTGCCAGTTTCAGGAACTCATATTAAGCGAAATGCGGGCTGATAATCCCGATTTGGACTTAGGATACCAGTCAGTCCTGAAAACGCATCAAAAAACGATTTTGCGCTTCTCTCTCGAAGATCAGCAGGGCAAGTCCACCTGGGAGGATCAATACCCTACTGCCACTTTGCCAAACTTACGAGCTAAGTTTGGGATGACTGGTTATCAAAGAGAAATGCTGGGACAGCCGGTAATCGAAGGTAACATCTTCAAGAACCACTGGTTTACCAAGTATAGATCTCTACCTGAGCCATCCCAGATGAAGCGGGTTTGGCTTTATGCCGATCCTGCCTGGGGAGAGAAGGGCTGTTACAAAGCCATCATTTCCATAGGCTACGATGGTAATCGCTTCTATGTGATCCACGTCTGGATACGTCAGACTGAGAATACCAAGTTCTTCAGATACTACTATGATGCCTATCAGGAGCTTGATCGCACTTACCGAGTGAAAGCCAGAGCAGCCTGTGAGACCACTTACGGACAGGCACGTATTCTCGCTGACTTCGACAGGTGGGCTACTGACAATCATCTGCCACCAATATCGCACAGAATAAAGCGGATCGATAATAAAGATAACAAGAACCTGCGTATAGAACGAACCGAGACCATCATCGAGACAGCCAAAGTGCTGTTTCCGGAGGGGCAGGATACTCCTACTCTCATCAGCCAATTCCTCACCTATCCTGATGGCTATATCGATGGCTGTGACGCTCTGGCTGGCTGTCTGGAACGCTTCTCTGAGTACGATATTGGAAGGAACAGAGTTAAGGTTCGGAGGTTCTCTTTCTGATGAATTACTATGATAAGCTCATGCTTGAGTACTACCGGGTCCTCAATAATGCCTGGAAGACCGAGATCAAGGATGCAGCCAGACTCGCCATTCAAATGCTGAGTGACATGCCCCGAGCTGAGAAACTCAACCAGAGCTCAATAGATAAGCTTATGGGCATCATCAATACCCAGTTGGGAGATGACTTCGCAGCCCTGGTCAATGAACCTACCAAAGCGATTATAGACCGCTGTGTGCGGCTCGGACTGAGAGACACCCAAGTGCAAGCCCCTACCAAGACCAGTATCGGGCTCTGGGGTATCGAAGATCAGCATCTCTCCTCTACTATCCAAAAGCAGCAGATGTTCTGGATCGGGAATCACTTTGAAGCTGATGTCCGGCAGAACTTTGCAGACACTCTCTCTAAAGCCATTGAACAGGGATACACCAAAGAGATGCTTGCAGATACCCTCAAAGACCAGTTCAATGACCTCGCCAACCGCTCATCCCACTACTGGCAGGGACTGGCCGAACATACCGCTCTCAGAATCAGAGAGTTTGGAAGGTTGCAGGGCTACAAGAAAGCCAAAGCCCGATACTACAAGCTCGTGGTGGTCCTGGATGATCGTACCAGTGACATCTGCCGGGCTCTGGCTACCCAAGATAAGGTCTATCCCTTAAACGATGCTCTGGAAGTGATGGATAACCTAATGGCTCTGGATACCAAGTCCAACAGCCTGGATGATGCCCGGGAATACATCAAAGCCCTCGCGCCTTGGATTAAGGACGATCAGATCGAATACGACTCAGATATGAACCCAGTTGGTGTCTCCGGTGCACATACGCCATTTCCGCCTTTTCATTGGAAGTGCAGGACAAGTACTAGTCTAATATAAAATTAACTGATTATAGTGAAGCTACGAAAGTAATTCCAAGCTCAGCTATAAACTGCCAATCGTCCATGCAACAGATGTTATAGAACTTACACACATCTGGTATTTTACAGTGTTTTTTCACATTATCGATTGGGTACTCTTTTGTAACTACAACAGCATTAAGTGACCAAGCATGAGCAATTACCCAAGGGTCTGCCATTGATCTTTGTTTCTTGCTATCAATTAGATTAGGAAACTGTGAAAGGATTATTCTTACCTTTTTCTGTACATCAGAATCGATGGTTTTGACGAAATTAGATTCATTCTTTTTCAACCACTTGTATAAAAGATCATCGCCTTTCTTTATTTCCAGTGCTACCTCTTCAGTGCAGAATATTCGGTTTTCTATAATGAGTCTTTCGAGAATATCGAAATAATTGGAAATTTTTGGTGAGTAATACTTGTTCCAAGGTTCGATTAATGCGTTCGAATCCAAGCAATATACTTTCGGTTTATTGCCGTGCATAATGACTCCTTAAGGGGATGTTATCCGACAGCTTACCGAAATTATTGACTTTGAAATTTAATAACGAGGAAGCATCTCTTCCAGATATCAATCCAGTTTGGTAGGCATTCAAGACAATCTGGGAGAACAAATAGCCATTCTTTAATACTGCCATTAAGGATGGGCTTACCATTCCATCACTTTCTCTTTGTTTCTCCTTATGCTTTTTCCATAAATCAATACCGGCTTCTCTGACTAATTGATAATCATTATGGGATATTCTTTTATTATCTAATAAGCATCTGGCAACCATCTCAGGGCTTATCACCATTGAGGAAGATATATCTTGGCATATTTTAATAATTGATGCGGTATCGTTTTCCGAATCCCACAGCTCAATCAACTCGGTTTCTTTTATAAGTATTGATTGCGCAATACGATTACAGAATGTTTCTATTGCATTTGCAGCAGAGGTTCCATTCCAAACAATTGGATCTATTATTCCTTGTTGGTTGATCCATACATGAACAAGTTCATGAACAAGAGTAAATACTCTACTTGAATAGCTGTCATTTGAATTGAGAAAAATGAACGGTGCATAATCATTGATAATAACAAACCCTCTAAATTCATCACTATTAATGGAGCTATCTCTAACAATGTTAATACCGCAGTTTTCAGATTTATTAATCCATAAAGAAAGTGCTTTCGAAGGACTTCTGGTGGCTCTATGGTCTGATAATGAGATATCTAATGTTTCAATGATATTGGATGCCACGTCTTCAATAGGTGAGTTTATATCGTATCTACCAACAAAATCTAATTTTTGTGATCCCTCTGATACTAAAAATTCAGCTAACCATTCTGCCTTCCATTGGATTTGACGTATGAACAATAAGCTTTTTGACGATATAATACTGTCTTGGTTCATACGGAAGTCCCTGAGGGGTTCAAAATCATCTGGTGGAGAGGGAAGATAAAAAACAGCAAAAGCCCGACCGTAGAGTTTCGCTGCTGACCTAGCTTGCGCTAATGTGGGTAGAGCTTCTCCGTTCTCCCATTTTTGAATATCAGTTGGAGTTCTACCTAGTTTTTCGGCAGCCTGATCGATGGTTAACTTTGCTTTCTCACGCGCCCATCTAATAACGGATGGAGTAATCTGAGCGTACTCTCGTGGCATTTCATTTCCTACTATTAACTAACTAAACTACTTATTTTTTACTATCTCATATAACAAAATATGCCTAGATATCTCATGCATGAGGTCAACTTTGTAGAAACCAATAACAACAATTCTATGCATCAGAACTTAATCTTTCTAAACAAGTAAAATGTCAATAAGATTATATGCTTGTTATCTTTTAGCATTATAATCCCCGTTAATATCATTAAAAAGTTCTTTTGATAACAGATTAAAAATCACCTTCTGAAACTTCTCATCATCCATATACCGGCTTACGATTTTATCGTTCTCCTTCAGCCGGTTCATCATCAGGTCTTTGATGATCTGCTCAATACCCAGTTCAAACTTATCCAGAGGATTGGCTGCTGCGGTCTTGAGCACGCTTTCATCCTGCAAGGCTGTCTCTTTGATTTGTTCAAAGAAAAGCCGGTCTGCTTCGCTAAAATCCGTGCCAAAGCGTTCGTTCAAGGTTTCGATTATCTCGGATAAGGGTTTATCCTCTTCCTTAGCTTTACGAGTGCCTGTATCAGTGGGGGATTTGACCTTGACTTCCTCGCCCTCGGAAAGGTCGATAGAGCCTTCCATCACCTTCTGCAAGCGATAATACTGTAGTTCCACATCTTTTTCCGGATAAGCATCCCGGCTGTCACTGGGGTGGATGTGCGGCAACAGAAACCTGCCAAAGCTATAGAGCATTTCCTGCTCTTGATCAGTGTAATTGATTAGTTGAGTAACAAAGGCATAAAGCCGCACATAAGCCTTAAGCTTGTCATGGAACTTATCCCTGTCCTCATCACTCTCAAGCTGTTTGTAGCGCTCCACGGCACTCTGGAGATGCTTCTGAAGAGCAGCGTGATCTCCTCGTTTTTGTTCGCCCAAAGGTTTGTAGAATATCTTTGCAAAGTCCTCCACTTCCTTCCAATCGTAAATCTGCATCTGGTTCAGCTCGTGCTTAATCTCTTCTAGATGCGTAGGATCGGATTCTGATTCCAGTTCTGTCACCGTATAATAGGGCTTAAAGGCTGCCAGGATATCCTCAGCTTTATTTACAAAATCCAGCACAAAGGGTGCTTCTTTGCCAGGATAGATCCTGTTTAAACGTGATAAGGTCTGCACTGCCTGCACTCCATCCAAACGCTTATCCACATACATGGCACAGAGTTGGGGTTGATCGTACCCAGTCTGGTATTTATTCGCCACCAATAGGATCTGATAGTCCTCACTGCCAAAGCGGTCTTTTAGCTGCGTTTCAGAAATATGTCTGCCATTCTTATAGTCGATATTCATCCCTGGCTCAGTGTATTCCAACTCAGTTTCAGGATCGATCACAGTTCCGCTAAATGCCACCAAAGGATGCACATCGGTATAATGATTTTCCCCTATGTATTTCTGAAAAGCCAGCATATAACGCACGGCTTGTAAACGGCTGTCCGTAACAACCATTGCCTTGGCTTTTCTTCCGATCAGGGGCATTATACAACTGCGGAAATGCTCAATGATGATCTCTGTCTTCTGGCTCACATTGCGGGGATGCAAGCGCATGAACTTGCATAGTTTTTTGGCTGCCTTTTTGGCCGGCATACTGGGATCATCCGCAGTCTTTTTGATCATTTTGAAATAGGTGCTGTAGGTGGTGTAACGCTGCAGCACGTCAAGAATAAATCCCTCTTCAATAGCTTGGCGCATGCTGTAATTGTGGAAGGCCTTGCCGTGGGTGCCAAAGAGTTCCAGTGTCTTGCCCTTGGGCGTGGCTGTGAAGGCAAAGAAGCTGAGATTGGGTTGTTGTCCTCTGGACTCCATCACCAGGTTCAGTTCATCCTGCCAATCCTCAACATCTTCAGTTCTTACTGCTTTATCACCTAATATCTGTTTCATGTCCCGTGCTGCCTCCCCGGTTTGGCTGCTGTGCGCCTCATCCACTATGATGGCATACTTCCTGCCCGCTATCTTCTTTTGCCATGCTTTGGATTTAAGTAGAGCCGCTTCATCCGGCATGTCAGTGTCCTTGGCTCCAGCTATCCGCAAAAGTCCTCTCAAGATAAAGGGAAACTTTTGCAGGGTAGTGATCACGATCTTGGTACCGTCCACCAAGGCATTGGCAAGCTGTTGGCTACCTTCTTTAATGGGGGCAACCACGCCCATGGCATGCTCTATCTGGTAAATGGCATCCTGTAATTGCCTATCCAGCACTACCCTATCCGTGATCACGATCACACAGTCAAAAATCAATTTGTCTTGATCAGTGTGCAGGTTTGCTAGGCGGTGCGCCAGCCAAGATATGCTATTGGTCTTACCACTTCCAGCGCTGTGCTGGATCAGGTAGTTCTTGCCCGTCTGATCGCTTTTAACCTGCGCCAAGAGCCGGCGTACGGAGTCTAACTGATGGTAGCGAGGAAAGATGATATGTTCGTCCTTCTTGCCCGCATTCTCGATAAAGATAAAGCTGCCCACAATCTCCAGCAAGCTGTCCGGCTGAAGCACATCTTCCCAGAGATAAGCGGTTCTGTGCCCAGAAGGATGGATTGGATTCCCTTTACCGCAATCCACACTTTGAGGGTTACTGCCCCGGTTGAAGGGCAAAAAGGATGTCTTCTGCTTCATCAAGTGAGTAGTCATATATACTTCATCGGTATCCACAGCAAAGTGTACCAGTGCCCCCGTTTTGAAGCTCAAAAGGGGTGCAGAAGGGTCTCTGTCATTCTGGTATTGCTTTATGGCATGCTTTACATTCTGCCCGGTGCCGGGATTTTTGAGCTCGAGGGTAGCAACCGGGATGCCATTGATTGCTAGCACCATATCGATGGACTGCTGCTTGTCGGGATGGTAAAAGACCTGACGGCATACTTGAAAAGTGTTGCATTGGTAAAGAGCTTCGGCTTCCTTGCTGAGGCTGTGCGCCGGACGGTAGTAAGCCAGCTTGAGAGTATTACCCTGAAACTTGAAGCCGTGCCGCAGGATGTGCAGGGTGCCCTTGAGATTACGCTCTTTGACCAGAGCTTTAATAATCTGCCCGGGCAAGAGATCGCCGTTCAGCTTGGCCAGTTCTGCCCAGAGGGTGGGCTGACTCTGCTTAATAAAGTCTATAGTTTGCTCCGCAAAGAGGGCATTGCCTACGTCAAAGGCTGTATTGGCTACGCTTGTCCATCCATCTTGCATGACGGACTCAATATAGGATTCGAAGGATTGTTCATTGTGCGTGTGCATCATGTCCTCGCAAATCTATTTTACCGGTGACAGCGTGGTGGATGAGGGATGCGCGGTATTCTGACAATTGGATTATTGATGCGTTTACCTTGTCTATCATCTTATTTATCTTTGTAGTTTCAGTAACCAGATAATCTCCTATCTGCTTCTGCTCTTGAGTCGGTGGAACACAAACGGGGATGTTACTCATTTGCGATTCGTTGACAGATGGAACAGCTCCAGGATTTACCAATTTACCAAGATCTAGTTGGAAAAGAAAGAAATAGCACCACATTACATCGCAATGAGTTGTGGAGAAGCCCATCATGTTGTTATCAATACAAGAGTCTTTAGTTATAATTCTTCGTCTGTTTAATAATAATGCAGCTCCAACTTTTGCAAACACAATAGTATTCTTTCTAAGTATAGAAGCCCTCAGCTTCAGCGCTGTTTCTCTGCTAACTGAGTTGTTATGTTGGCACATATAGGTTTCGTTACCTGGCAGGTTCATGTCAGATACTTTATAAAATGGAATTTCTTCATCCTCTAAACCCTGCTCATCATCAGGGAAGCCTGCACCACCCTGAAAACTACCGATATTTTTGAACTTTAACACAGTCCAATGTTCCGGCACTTCACCTAACCACTCTATCCCGGAGTCCTTCATGGGTACATTAGGGTCAAGTCCTTTGGTTACGGCTTGGGTGATGAGGGCGATGCGTTTTTCTTTCAGCAGTTCTATCATCCGCTCTTTCTTCTGGATCAAAGCATCTATCCGAGCCGTCTCCCTGTCGAGAAAGGAAGCGATTGCTTGTTGTTCCGTGGTCGATGGAAGAGCTGTCCAGAATCTGTAGATATCTGATGGATAAACTCTCTGATGGCTTCGTGTAACTGACTGCACCTTGGCATCAAGCCGTTGTCTGTTCATCTCGCTGTTCATGAGATAAAACAGATATTTAAGATCACATTTTTTTGCTTCCATTGCAATGAATTCGGATGAACAGATGGTGATCTCATCCTTCGGCTCTGCAATACAGATTGTAGCCTTACGAGGGTTCAGTTTTGAGATTAGTACTGACTTTTTAGTGATAAGCTGCTTTGCACTTCCGACCTCTTCAGTAAGATCATATTGTCCAGTTCCAGTTTCTTGAACAGCGGGGATAGAATAATGAAAAACAAACTCTGATTTGATTTCATCAGGATTTATCTGGTTTCTGATATAGACTGTCACAGAATCTGTTCTTAAAATCTCCCAATGTTTTGGCACCATTGTCAACCAAGTGATTCCAGTTTCCTTATAATCTTCGTAGCTCTTATATTTAATCACTAGTGCCTCTATGAGATAATTGATTTTTCGGTTTCCTTAGAAGTTTTTGATTTATATCTACCCTGGATTTCAACTGTCTTTCTGATAGCACTCTTTTCTTCATTGTGTTTATGCAAAACCCATACTCCCATTCCGTAAGCCATCCACGTTCATTCATATATTCTATAGCTTCTATATTCCAGGATTTGGCATTATCTTTTGATATTCGTTTAATTGCTGCAAATATCCTATCTGAATATACTTCACTCAACACCCATTCTTTCATAGCTGATTCCCAAGTAGTTGAATTGCTTAAGGCTATTATCTCCTTGGATAGCTTAATTGAACTATGCTCAATCATACATTTGAATCCAGTAGTAAAGCTTCAATCTCTTTCTCTATGTTGAAAAGTTCTGCTTCTATAACTTCCAATCCCCTTGGCGGCTGATACACATAAAAATGGCGGTTAAACGGGATTTCATAGCCGATCTTAGTCTTGGAGTAGTCAATCCAGGCGTCGGGAACATGGGGAAGCACCTCTCTCTTGAAGTAAGTATCAATGTCTTCCTTAAGAGGTACATTCTCTGTATCCCGCAGTTCGGTATCAGCTTCCGGCATGCCTTTGGAATCTCTGCAGATATCGGCAGTTTCATCACGCTCGGAGAGGGCTTCCAGGATTGCTTTGAGCTCCGGATTGCCCAATGACAGATGATGCTGTAAGAGTGCCTGCCTGAGTGCTTTGAGGTATTGCTCCCGGTTCATGTATATAATGCTTCCATCCATACTGTTCAGAGCTGCTTTTATTCTGTCTTGCAGAGCTTTGCCAGCATCCATCTCTCTCTGCTTTTCGATGGGGTCTTTCTTCTTGCTTTCGACAAGCTTGGCAAAGGTAGTATTATTATCCAGCCGGGCAATGCGTTCCTGTGAAACTTGGAAGTTCAGGCGCAAGGGGCGCTCCACGGTTATCTTTTGGTAGCCGAAGTCCTTGTTGTCAAAGATCTTGCTGACGATAGCTGTTTTCGTAGTGCCATTACAGGTGAATTCCAATTCCTGATTGTCGATGAAGTCGCTGTGAATCCGGGTGATCAAGCTGATGTGGTCAAAACGGTTATCCTCTCCATCTCCGATGATGTTGCGTTTATTGCCCAGGCTTTTGCGCATTTTGTTGTAAAATTGCCGAGCGTCGATAAGCTGGATTTTGCCTTTGCGGTGTGCTTCTTTTTTATTGGTGATGATCCAAATATAGGTGCTGATGCCGGTATTGTAAAAGAGTTGGTCGGGCATGGCGATAATAGCTTCCAGCCAATCGTTTTCGATGATCCATTTGCGGATATTGGATTCCCCGCTTCCTGCATCTCCGGTAAAGAGGGGCGAACCATTGAAGACAATGCCAATCCTGCTACCGCCTTCCTCCACTGACCTCATTTTGGAGATCATATGCTGCAAAAAGAGCAAGGAGCCATCGTTAATGCGGGGCAGTCCGGCTCCGAAGCGGCCATTGTAGCCAAGCTTTTCATGTTCATCGGTAATGGTCTTTTGTTGCTTTTTCCATTCTACACCAAAAGGAGGATTGGCAAGCATATAATCAAACTTGTCTGTGGAAAAGCCATCCTGCTCGAAGGAGCAGCCGTAGTGTATTTTAGCAACTTCACCTTTGATCAGCATGTCCGAACAACATACAGCATAAGATTCTTTATTCCAATCCTGACCATATAGGTGAGGTTTTGCGTCGCGGTTCAGTTCTTTGATATAGGTTTCGGCGGCTGTTAGCATCCCTCCGGTTCCGCAAGCTGGGTCAAAGATAGTTTTTACGACATGACTTTTGGCAAGGTCGGCTTCAGGACTGAGCAGCAGATTCACCATCAGCTTGATCACCTCACGGGGCGTAAAGTGCTCTCCGGCTTCCTCGTTGGATTGCTCTGCCCCAATACGGATCAGTTCCTCAAAGACTAGTCCCATCTGAATGTTATCCACTGCTTGGGGGCTGAGATCGAGCTCATCGGTTACAAAGCGCTGCAGCACCAGATAAAGCAGGTTGGCATCCTGCAGACGAGCGATCTGCTCTGAGAAGGCAAAGTACTCTATGATCTTTTGCACATTGGGCGAAAAGTCGTTTATGTAAGACTGCAAGTTGATGGCGATATTCTCTGTATCGTCTAGCAGTTTCTTCATGTCCAGACGTGATTTGTTGTAAAAGGGAACACCTGTGATCCTGATCAGGCTCTCGGATATGATGTTATCAGATTTGCCGTAGAGGTGAGGGAGCTCTGCCAGGACATTGTCTTTGGTGGGTGCAAGGATGCAATCAAAACGCTTGAGCACAGTAAAGGGCAAGATGACTTTCCGGTATTCGTTGCGTTTATAGGGACCTCTGAGGAGGTTACATATACTCCAGATAAAGGATGCGATTTGAGAGTGGTTCTGGCTCATTGACCTTTCCTTTTACGTTCAGATTCAACGAAGCCTACCTGTAAATCTTTACATGGTTCATATCCCGCAATTTTCATAGCAGCTCTACATTGCTTTACGATGCCCGTCGCCGACATTCTTCCTCTTGAATACATACCATTTATCAACCTTATATCCATACTATCAGTCCTTTTCGTAAATAGCGCAAGGATATCCGATGAGGCAAGTGCAGGATTCTTCTCAAGCAAATAGTTGAAAACATGCTTCTTAATCTCCCACCAGTGTTTTACTGGAGTGGTTATGCCACCAACTACAACTACCCTTGCTGATTTGTAACTGTAATCCTGTAACACTGTGAAGTCAACCTCACCTAGTTTAGGCGGTTCCTGTGTTGTTCCTTTATTTCCCGGGGGAACAGGCGGAAAAACTACTGTTGGAGCTTGTGTTACTTTGGGTATTTTTTTATCCCACAAGCTCGCTATTTCGGATTCGTCCATTTCGTATGCATGCTGATTCTTTAATAGCTGGGATGCAATTGTAAATTTCTGCAAGCCAGTCTTCCTTGCTATTTCCTCTGCTTCACTTTTAACAAGACTAAGTTTTTTAATCCTGGCGATTTCTTCAAAAATGGCTTCAGCGGATTCTACAGCTTGTTTTCTAAAGTTATCTCTCCTCAGTACTTGATCAAATACAATGCAAACAGACTCTATGTCATCTTCAAGTAGATTTATCTCACTAAAAAGACTGTCTTCGAAGGATCCCCCAAGAGATGGTAAATAGAAGCGCCAAATGATGCCGTCAGTCAAGATGCTGATCGCTGATTTGTCAGACCAATTGTACCTTTTTAGTTGCGTTTCACCTGCAACAAGCTCATTCTGAAGTTTGTATGGACTTTTGATTTCAATGAAAACTTCCGCAATCTCCGAGCGCTTTTCTGGCAGTATCAAAGCAACATCAACTCTTCCTCGAAGTTCAGTTGTGATTTCTTGAAGTGGGTATCTCTTTACTGGGTACTCAGTATAGAATTCTTCAGGATTCCATATATCCCATCCAAGTTCTTGGCATATTCTCCCTACCAAGGAAAAACGCACATGCTGTTCATCCTTGAATGCGCCATCTGCCAAGAGTTTGCGGATGTTATCAATTATCTTTTTCACCTATCCCTCACAGCGTGATTTTCTTTTTTTTCAAGGATATGCAATGTTGGAATTTGTCAATCAAAAAATCTGTTGCATCGTTATGCATCCTGATTTGTCAGCATAAAGGGTAGTGCTTTCCTGGCTCTGGATCAATAATCACATCTGGAACAAGGAGATAGAATGACCGAAGCGTTGATGAACCGAATTAAAGCTCAGTTAGTCAGACATGAAGGTCTGCGGCTGAAGCCATATCGCTGTACTGCAGGTAAACTGACTATCGGTATTGGCCGCAATCTCGATGACAGGGGTATCTCCCAGAAAGAAGCATATATGCTCTTGGAGAATGATATCCAGAACTGCGAGAAACAGCTTATGGATGAGATACCTGAGGTTTACAATAAGCTCGATGAGGTCCGCCAGTCGGTGCTGCTGAACATGTGTTTCAATCTCGGTATCCAAGGACTATTAGAGTTCAAGAACACTCTGGCATTTATCGGTACTGGAGACTGGGAACGAGCCGCCAATGGCATGTTAGCTTCCAAGTGGGCAAAACAGGTGGGCATGAGAGCAATAGAGCTTTCTGAGCTGATGAGGAAAGGCAAGTGATACCCATTCCGGTAGAGATTGATGCCATGCTCGCTATCCTCAACCTGCCCAAAGAGATGAGGGATAATGGCATTTTCAAGGAGCACCAGGGCTTGGTTATGGAGATGATCCACTCTATTGTGCTGCAGGAGCACTATGATCGGGCAACTCACGATGACCTGCCAGAAGAAGAGCCTTTCCTGGTTTCTTTTCGTTTTGGGTTCTGTTTCCTGATGCTGCACAGTACTTGTGAGTTTCTCAATTTGAAGACCCTCGGCGAGGGCATAGTCAAGACCGTAGGATTAGACCAGTCCGCTACCGAACTGCTCACAGGGAGCGAAATTGATGCCTTTAAAGCTAATCTTGAACTGAGAGCACTGACCATCCTGCAATCCTATTTGAATCCTACTGGTTTGGATCGCTTGAACGAACTCAAGCCCAGACAAGCTCGCCTGATCCGGGTGGGAGTGATCTAATGCCGGATAGCTATACTTCTCCGGATGAACTGATGCGGGATATCTACCTGGCAATCTATGCTGCCTTGGAGAGCCGTCTACATCTGATCGGTTCTGTGATCGATGCCGAGTCCCGCAAGGAGATACTGGCACAGCAGATCTATGACAAGGGTGACTTCTATGGCAATACCGGCTATCTGCTGCAGACCACCGATACAGCCATGATCTTAAGAGTTGGCTCGAATGTGCGTCACGAGCCTTTTGTTTTGGGCGGTAAAGTGCCTTCCTGGACTCCGATCGCTCCCCTCATTGCTTGGGTCGAACGCAAGCACCTGTCTTGGACTGATAAAGAGACAGGGAAAGCTCTGACCGTAGCCGAGATCGCTTATCTCATCCGGGGCAAGATCAAGCGGGAAGGCATCACCGCCCGTAATGTATTCGCTACTGTCATAGCTAACCGGGAGCAGTGGATATATCAACAATTGAATTCAATCGAGGTAAGCCTATGACCGCACATGATAAGTTTATCGCAGACCGGAACCGAATAGTCGATGCCCTCAAGTTTTCTGATATCCCCACCATCCAGTTCAACAAGGATGCAATACCCAAGCAGTTACCTTGCGCTATTGTGATTCTGGACTCGGAGACAGGCAAGAATGGCACTTCCAGACAGTATGTTAGTACAGACCTGGCATGGACAGTATTCCTAATCGTCAATGCGCAGAACGTGGATGATCCTGATAATGACTTATACCTGCTCAAAGAGAAGTTCCGGAGTTTCTACCAGAAGCTGATGAACCGGGACCTGCCCAGTGTGGAATACTATACCAGCCGCATCGATGGCACTAGACTGGTCAGAATCGCTAAGATAGATCTGCTGAAAAGCGGTACCGGAGCGGGATCATGAAGGTGATGCGACTTGGTGCCTATAACCTGGCGATCAGCTCTGCAAGTGATTTGCTGGAAAGTAAGTACAAACCAGAGCCCATAGATCTATCCAAGTATCAGCGTATCGGTAAGCAACTCGTAAGTAAGGCAGCCGAGACCAAGAAAGTGGTTTCTCAACCCTATTCGATGAGCAAGCTACTCAATCTCCTGGATACCGACGAGTACCACTCCGGCTGCATAGATGCCCTCACTATGGCTACTATCATGCAGTTCGATTGCAAGAACAGCCAGGTTAAGTCCTGGATGGAAGCTGCCGAGTTTCCTGCCTGTGAAGATCAGACCACTATCTTAGGCGAGCTGATGAAGTTCTATCTGGCTTGTGGAAATGGCTTCCTGATCAAGATGCGGAACGCTCAAGGTGAGTGGATAGGACTGGAGCGCATGCTTCCCTCGGAAGTTCAGATAGTGGAGAATTACGACGAGTTCGGCTTCTTCAAACCCAACTACATCCAAGTCAAGAACAACCAGAAGAAGGACTTTGCCTACGAGGACATCATCCACGTGAAGAAGTCCACCCATAGATCTAACGCCTGGGGCCTGGCCTGCCTGCCCATAGCCATCAACATCGAGATCTTGGGCGAGATCAAGACCTTCGACTACAACAACTTCAAGAACGGCCTAATGATCGACTACTTCGTAATCGTGGAAGGCGGTACCCTACGGGATGGAACTGTAACTGACGAAGCTGGCAATGAAGTGCTGACCGATGCCTATACCGAGATCGAGAAAGCGCTCACCGAGGTCAAAGGCAATGCCAAGAGCCACTCTACAGTCCTGATCGAGAGTGAGAACAGGGATGTGAAGATACGCCTTGAACCACTGCGTCAGCAAGACCGGGAAGGGGGCTTCCTTGGGCTCAAGAAAGACCTGAGAGAAGGCATCCTCGCTTATCATAGGGTCCCTGCCAGGATCGTCTCCCAACTCATTCCCGGGCAGCTTGGTGGCGATAACCGAAGCGATATGCTGATGTTCTACCAGTTCGTGGTCAGACCGCTGCAGAACCGCCTGGCTTTAGCTCTGGCAAACGAGTTCAACTTTGATTTCGGCTGGAATGTGAAGCCGGAGGACTTCAACTTCGGTAACCTGACCGAGGTACTGCAGACTGCTGATGAACAGCTCTTTATGCAAAATCGCAATTTGTAGGCTTTGGAGCGCAATAACTATGTATAACTATTCAACTGACAATCAACTAAACAACAATACTAAAGGAGGTAGCGTGAATCGTAAACGCACCATTCTCAAGGGAGAACTCCGCAACGTGGAAGTCGAGTTAGTCTCGCTCCTCTTCGGAGAAATGACTCCCGCCAACCAGAAGGGCTTTGTGGTCAAGAACGCTTCCGGCAGAAGCTTCGAACACAAGATCAACTCCAGCAAGTTCAAGAGTGAAACGAGTGGCACTCAAGGACGGCTTTATGTCACTCTGATGGAGCCCAACATCCACGATTCCCAGGGTGACTATTACACCCGGGAAGAGATTCAAAAGGCCTGTGACCACTTTGCCAAGCACGGCTTAGTCGGTAAATGCGATGTGAACCACAATATGCAGCCGGTACCTGAGTTCACCGTGGTCGAGAACTACATCCTCAAGACCAGCGACCGGGAACACTTCCCCGATACCAAGGTGGGTGCCTGGGTCCAGGTCTTGAAGTGTGAAGATCTGGGCAGTGAGCTCTGGCAGAAGGTCGAGAAAGGCGAGTTCAATGGGGTATCCATCTATGGCAGAGCTGATGACTACAGCGGAACCGAAGCCAGCTTATCTGAGATCAAGAACGAGCTCAACAACCTGCGTAAGGTAGCGGAGCATAACAACAACTCCGAGCTGCAGAAGGGCATTACTGCTATCACTGAGAAGATCAGTGAGTTGGAGAAGGGCAATCCCAACCTCCAGATTGGTGATGCCATCTACAGCATCGAGAAGAGCCTCAAAGACTTATCAGTTACAATGAGCCGAGCCATCTCCAAATCAATACCCGGAGAACCTGATGCTAACCAGTCCAATGTGGACAAAGAGGTGACCATCGATGGCAACAAGATTATGGTCAAAGCCAGCCACCGAGAGATCTACAAAGGTATCTCCGATGTGGACTCCGGCAAGCCCATGAACATCCTGAGTGCCAATACTACCTCTCTGTTTATCGATGAGGTGATCGGTAGCCAGCCGGGAGATACCCTCTCGGATATCTCGGTTCTGCCCCTGCTGAAGGACGAGAAGATCGACGTTGGCCTGATCGATGACCTGGTCTTCAAGAACTCCCTCGATGGCGCTCTGACGGCTCAGAATGTATCAACTGCTGATCTTTCCGTTCCCACCGGGATACTCAATGCCGAGTTCACCTTAGGGAGAGATGTGGTCGAGTTCTACAAGGACAAGTACGGTGAAGATGCCTTCGGTGCTTATGTGGAGAATCACATCGCCAAGAAGACCGAGAAAGCCATCCGCATGCTGCTCTTCAAGGGTGATAGAGCTTCCGCCACTGCCAAGATCAAGGCTCTTGATGGAGTGATTAAACTGGCTACCACTGCCACTGATGTTACCAATCTCTCCAAGGCAACCTACACTGACTGGGCGAAGCGCTTCGAAGCCGCTCTTCTGGCCTTCTCCGATGAGATGTTAGAAGAGCAGGAGAACTTCAAGTTCTACGTCAGTCATAAAGACCTGATCCGCATCCGGGCCGAACTTGCCAAGCGTGAGACCGGAGCAGGAGATCGGCTGCTGTTAGAAGGCGGTAATGTCTCCTTTGCGGGTATCCCTGTAAAGCCCCGTCTTATGGATGCCGATTACATCATCGGCGGTCTGCCCAAGTTCATCATCGTCGGCTATCGCACCGATGCCGAACTCAAAGTAGAACACCACGGAAGCGATTGGAAGTACCACTGGTACATCCGTATCCGTCCCGGCATCACCTACATTTCCGGCTTCGTGAAAGTGTTCAAACTCACCACCTAAGCATTAACAACCAAAGAATAAAGGAGTAACTATGGACTTCATTATTGCCAATCAGGAATTTTTCCTGGGTCTGATCTCGGCTCTGGTGGTCTGGATCATCTCCAGAACCACCGGGAAGCTGATCGACAAGGCCAAGGTCAACTCGGCTCTGGCTATCATCCTGGACATCATCCAGGACATCAAGATCAATCCTGCCACCAAAGACCTGGATGATTATGCTAAAAAACAACTGGCTGTGGAGCGAGCCACCAAGTCCCTCCCGGCCAGGCAGACGAATGTCATCCTCAAGGTCTTCGGCACCATCGGAGGAGCCATCGAATACGTGTTCCACAACCGTAAATGGCTCTTTAGCATCGGCAAGAAGATCAGAGGGGTGTTCTGATGCCCAATCCCATCATACCACCCACTTATCCCGCCCCTATGACCGAAGCTGATCTCAATTTCAGCAAGCTCATGGATGTGTTGGTCGCTGATCTCGTCTATTTCGGGATCGGCACCTATGATCAGACCTCCATCGATACGCTGTATGCCACTCAAGGCTCGGTCAAGACGGAACTGACTACCAACTTCGATCTGCTCGGGGAACTAGCCGAGAAGCCCGGTAAGACGGACTCCAAGCTGACCAAGCTCAAGACCCGCAACTATACCATTCCGGGCAAGCGCACCAGCACGGTCGAACTCAACATCTCCGGACTATCCACCAAGCAGAAGAACTTCCTGGAAAGCACTCTGTTCATGAGCAAGGATACCACCATCGTGGTGGTCTCCAAAGAGTATGACAGAGCTGTGATCTTCACCGGACTCCGCTGGACAGTTGACTGGTCGGGAGAGGCTGACGGCCTCTTCAATGTAGTCATTTCCACTGAGTTCTCCGGAGTAACTTCCAACAAGATCTTCCTGCTCAAGGATATCCCTGCGGGTGTCTGATCTAACAGCACTTCGCAACTACACTCTAAAACAAGGAACCAAGATGGATTGCCTATGTAAACCTGAAATCGCGGGGTCCTCGCAGCACGACTTGTCGGGCTGTGGGGTGCTCAAAGAAAAGATAGATTCAGTGCACGAGGAGATCTACGGCAATGGTGACAGCAGCAAGTCACTGGTAACCAGAATGGCGAGAGTGGAGACGAATATGAAGATACTTCTGTCCGTCTCCACCTCCCAGTTCTTCTTGCTGTTGGGCATTGCCTTCAAGATGTTCTTCGGCAACTGAAAAAGGACTATTCTATGAAGCGAGAACCCAAACTCAGCTATAGCCAACTGCGGCAAATACTCTGCCTCACTATCTCCAATGCTACCCTGAAAGCCAAGCTTGAGGACTTCCTCTCCGGCCAGGTAGCCAAGGTCAGTGAGGTGGAATTGCTGGAACTGATCAGCCAATCGGAAGCCGATAAAGAGCTGATAAAAATCATCTCAGGAAGAGAACCTGACGAAATGGACGCCCTCGAAGCCCTGGAGTATATCTCCGCTTTTTTCGTCTATATCAGAGCCAACAAAGAGAGGTTCGCAAGCTGGCTCGGGAGTTTCGGATTGGCGGTAACAGCGTCTCCAAATACCCCTTCGAGAGGTTCGAAATGATCTTGCGTAAACTGGGCTTCACCAATGATGATTTCAACAATATGACTCTGCCCGAACTTTACCTTCGGATCTGTATCACCGACCAAAATGGAGATGCATAATGGATGCCATCATCGGCTGGATAGGCGGTAAACGCCTGCTTCGGAAAGTAATCGCTCCCTTTATCCCCAAGGATATCACCGGGTATATCGAGCCCTTCGGTGGGGCTGCCTGGATGCTCCTCTACAAAGAGAAGTGGGGAGAGCTGGAGGTCTATAACGATCTGGATAACCGCTTGGTCAACCTGTTCCTGCAGGTGAAGTATCATCCTGATGAGCTGATCAAAGAACTGGACTGGTTAGTAGCCAGCCGCAAGCTTTTTGGTGATATCCTCAAGCAGGAAGGATTAACCGAGATACAGCGGGCGGCCAGGTTCATGTTTCTGATAACCAGATCATTTGGCAGCAAAGGTGACAGCTTCGGCACCTCTCAGAAGCGTGGCACCTCCAGTATGTATAACCGCCTGGAACGTATCAAAGAACTCCACAGACGCCTGGATATGGTAATCATCGAGAACCTCTCTTATGAGAAGGTAATAGAGAAGTATGACACCAAGAGCAATTTCTTCTACTGTGACCCACCCTACATGCTTGGTTATACTTACGAGAACTCCAAGCAGTTCAGTCATGAGGAACTCTGCAAGAAGCTAAAAGGCATCAAGGGACGTTTCATACTCAGCTATGATGACAACCCGGAAGTGCTCAAGCTATACAAGAGTTTTAATATCAAGCACGTTACCCGCACTAAGGGCATCAACCGCAAGGAAGGCAAGTCCGAATTCAATGAAGTGATCATCGCCAACTTCGATCTTGTAGAATCCGAGCAGGAGAACTCCAAAATCAAGACCAAAACCAGAGACATTAGGGGGATTTCATGAACAGCATCATCTCCTGGGTTGGCGGTAAGCGCATTTTACGCAAGAAGATACTGCCACTTATCCCCAAGCATGACATCTACTGTGAAGTCTTTGGCGGTGCTGCCTGGATACTGTTCGGGAAGAGTGCCAACAAGGAAGACTGGCAGTTATCTAAGAAGAGCCGCTATACTGAGGTCTATAACGATATCAATGGCGATCTGGTGAACTTCTGGAGATACATAAAACAGCATCCTGAAGCGTTTGTGACTGAGTTGAACCAGTACTTAGTATCGAGGGAGATGTTCGATAACTTTATGAAGCATGAACCTAGAACCGAGTTGGAGAGAGCAATCAAGTTCTACTACAACCTCGCCTGCAGTTATGGCTCACGCAGTAAAAACTTTTGCGTCAATCAGGGCTACAAGTACATGCCTCTCCGCAATCTGGACAAGGTGAAAGAAGCCTCGGAACGCCTGCGTCATGTGATCATCGAAAAACAACCTTGGGAGAAGATCGTATCCCGGTTCGACCACCCCCACACGTTCTTCTATCTGGACCCTCCCTATTATACCAAGGAGTACCTCTACGAACGTGAAGATGCTGACGCCTTCAACCAGCATAAAGAGCTGGCCGAAGTATTGAAACAGATCAAGGGCAAGTTCCTGCTCTCCTACAACAATGATCCTTACATCAGACAGCTATACGATGGCTGCGTCATTGATGAAGTCGAGACACAGTACACAGTGTCTGGAGCGTTCCAAACTGAGACGGAACTGTTGATTAGGAATTACAAATCGAACTGAGTTACGAGTTGATTTACTATCTTGTCCTTCTCCTTGGGATCATCAAGCAATGCTTGGTACTCATTATAAGTCAAGACAATCCTTTTTGTAGGATCAATTGGATATCCATTAAGATCGAAAACCGTTGCATGGTATTCAGGGATAAGGGTATCCTTATCTGGGAATTCTCCAAACCCAATATGATACAGAATTTTGGTTTTTGGTCCCACCACACTTTCTAGATGCTTGTACTCACCTTTTAGTAACATGATGAACTCCTTTGTGATTTGGCACAAAACAGCACGTACACTTAAAATGTCAATGACTAAAAATAAGCATAATGCCAGACCTAACATTTAAGCTCGTCCTCGTCACTAATGATGCTTCACTAAAGCTTGCCGAAGTAAAGCAGGAGGCGGAGTCCACCCAGTCTGCAGTGGAGAAGCCTGCTGCTGTGAAAATTACTGCGGAACAGGCATTGGCTACCATTCGAGATGTCAAGATCGCAGTGGATGGAGTCCTGCAGGTAGTGGGAGGTCTGGTCAGGTCTATGAATGGTCTGCTCGATGCCTCACTGGGACAAAGACAAGCCATGACTTTGGCTTCGATAGCCTTTGGCGAAGCTGCTGGTGAGATGGGCAATTTTGCATCCTCCATGCAGTCTGTGACCAATTTTGAAGATGATAAGCTTCTATCTCTGATGTCCAAACTCTCCCAGACTTTCAAACTCAATAAAGATGAGATTCAACAACTTGTGCCGGTACTGCTGGACTTTACCGAAGCCAATAAAGCTACCGGGATGAGCGTGGAATCTGCCTTTGATCTCATGGGTCGGGCTCTGAATGGGCATACCGAGATGCTGGGCAGATATGGCATCGAGCTGGATGATACCCGTCTGAAGACAGAAGGTGTATCCTATCTGGTCGAGAAGTTAGGTGAGGACTATGGCGGAACAGCAACTGCTCTGGCTGATCTGCGTTTGCAGAATGTTAATGCCTGGGGAGATATCCAGGAGACAGTAGGCGATATGCTGACCACTCTAATCAATCCTCTCTTGCAGGGGCTTCACTTACTGATGGATGCCTATAACAGCCTGTCTCCAGTGATGAAGGGCTTCGTAGCAGGGATAGTAATCGCTATACCAGTGATCGGGACTGTTACCACTGCGGTGACTGCTCTGACAGCGGCTTATCATGCCCTGCAGGTAGCCATGAACCCGGTTGCTGGCATCATCGGTATAGCGGTGGGTGCATTGTCTGCCATGGGCTTTGGACTGGCTGCAGCATCCACTAAGACCGATGAGGTTAGTGTTGCTCAGAGAAGTATGAATGACGAGATCAAGGATGCCCAGCGGCAGGTATCTGTGGAAGCTGAGAAGTTCAGTTTACTGGCTTCCAGGCTATTGGAACTGCGTTCTGCTACTTCTCTCACAGCCGCAGATAAGAGGGAGATGAAGAATGTCATCAAGTCCTTGAATGACAACTACTCCGAGTATCTCGGCAATATCAATCTGGAGACAGCAGCATATAATAACCTAGCTACCGCCTTGCGCGCAGTTTCCGATGCACTGGTGCAGAAGAAGATAGCCGAAGTTTATGGAGAGAAGTACAATGCCCAGATCAGGAAGGTAGCTGAACTCCAGATCGAACTGGATGAGAAGCGAGCGGATTACAATGCAGCTAATGCTCGGATGAACCAATTGAAGGCATCTGTGGATTGGGAGTTCCTCACCAGTGATCAAAACGCTATGGGTTTCAATCCTGCTTCCTACTTCGGTAATGATGGTGAGTGGCTCAAGTTAGAAAGACGGATCAACTCTTTTGGGGCATTAACTGGACAACTGCAGGCTGCCAAGAACGATCTGCAGCAGATAGGTCAAGCTTATCGCCAAGCGATGTTGGATGCTCCCGATCTGAGTTTTCAAACTACTGGTGGTTCTGGCGGTGGAGGTGGTAGCACCACACCCAATCAAGCCGCTGCCGAAGCTGAAGCTAGACGCAAGGAAGCGTTACGCTTGATGGAAGACCTTGCCAGGCTGAGACAAACTGAGACCGAGAAGATAGAAGCCGAATACCAGAGAAGGTTAGCTCTGATCAGGGAATTCACTCAGGAGGGCAGTGAAGCGGAACAGCAGGCCATCGAGAACCTTGATGCCTGGAAGAATCAGCAGGATAACGAGATCACTACCAAAGAGAAGGATGCCGTCCAAGCCAGATACAAGGCTGAGATCGATTACTTCTCCAATCTGGAGAACTTAGGAGTCGATTCCTATACTGCTCTCAAAGCGAGCATGGAAGAGTATTATGCCTGGGCTCAGCAGAACCTGCCTCAGCAGGAACAGCAGTTGATCCATGCTCAGATAGCAGAGATAGATGCCCGGCACGTCAAACTGCTCCAAGAACGTCAAGATGAAGAGAAGGCCAAGCTGCAGGAACTGCAGGATATCCGGGACGAGTTCTATTCTCGTGACCTCGATAATATAGGTGACAGCTACAGCAAGCAGCTTCTGGAAGTGGATAGATACTATGAGAAGATGAAATCCAAACTCTTGGAAGCCGGCTATACAGAAGAGGAAATCGAACGGCAGAAGCAGGAGACACTGAAAACTCTCAGAACCAATTACCAGCTTCAGGTTTCCAGTGGCGTCTCCAAGATCTTCGGGGACCTCGCTGCAGCTCAGGATAAGGACACCGAGCGTGGTTTCAAACTTTGGAAAGCCTCGGCTATAGCTCAAGGTTATGTGGATACATTCTCTGCCGCTATCGGTGCCTATAAGTCAATGGTGGGTATTCCTGTAGTGGGACCCGGACTGGCAGTGGCGGCTGCTGCAGCTGCGATGGCTGCGGGCATAGCCAACATCGCCAGGATCAATGCCACCAAGTTCGAGAAGAAAGCCACTGGTGGTCTCTTAACCGGGCCCTCCCACAATCAGGGAGGCATCCTGATCGAAGCCGAGGGTGATGAATACGTCACCGCTAAAGATAGGGTCAAGGCCTTGGGCAGGAACCTCTTTGACTTCCTCAACTTTGCCCCTCTGGAACAGGTGAAGCTTGCCTTTGCGGGTATGCCTGTTCCCTCAGTGCCTATTCCCAGTAACCTGGGCTCATATTATGCCGCCGGTGGCACTATCTCTTCCGGAGGCGGTATGAATACCCTGATCGACCTGATCGCCGCCCTGAAAGATGAAATCGTCTCTCTCAAGCAAACAGTCATGGACTCCAAGCCCATCATCGAAGTCAATGTCGATCCACTCTCCAATGATCCGGTTAAGGTCTCGGAGATAGCCGATACCGGCAAGATGATCAGGAGTGAGATCTGATGCCCAACCTCTTCAAGATCGACTTCATCCAAGGCAAGACCGATGCTTCTGACTATAACCAGGTCAAGCATAGCCTGGAAGATACAGCTACTAACCGAGCCATCATCAGCCTATCTGTCTCTGCCGATAAGCTGCAGTCGGTCTCCAACTACAGCAGAGAACCCAAGCGGCTAGTCTTTGAGTGCTTTCCCACTACTTGGATAGAGGAGAACATCCTCAGTGGGAACAATGAGCATGAGCGTTACATATCTCACTTCGAGGTTAGGGTCTATCGGGATAACTCATTATTCTTTACAGGTATTATAGACACATCACAACTATCCTTTGATGTATCATCGGGAGTGCTCAAGATCACCTGTTACGATAAGATCAAGCTGCTATCCCTGTTCTCCGACCTTACTCACTATTACTCGCTTACAGCTGGTTATCTACCCCAATGGATACTCGGCTACTTTATACAAGACATAGAGCAGAAGATACCGATCAGCATTCCATACTCCAACCAGTTCACTCTCCCAACTTTGAACATCAGTTCCGGTAGCGCTATGACCATTGCCCATATCGACTTTGATGACCTAATTCAATTTCCCAACCCCACCGGTGGCTGGACTTACAGTTATGACAGCTCAGGCTGGCCGGGACCTTTCTGTGGCTTCAGGATCGATACCGTAGTAAACCGCATCAGTTTTGTATTTGCCTATAAGAAAGTGATCAAAGCCACTTATCCCAATCCTGCCACGACCAGATACCAAGGCCGTTATCGTGGACGCATCTACAAGTTCTTCAATAACATCTGTCCTGTTGTTATTGAGTATGATGAAAAGACCGACTGGGTGGAAGATCTGGCTTCACTGGAAAACGCTTCCAATGAGTTTATCGGCTTCTATATTGAGAACGGTATCTCCGAGACTACTCTCTATACCGGATTAGTATCCGTAGGATTAATAGATGGCCGCAGCTATGGCAGCAGTCATTACATTGGCCACTGGGTCGAAGCTCATTTTCATGGTAATCTCTTCCCGGCTATGCTGTTTCCAGGCAAGGCCTATGAGAACTACAATGATGAGCAAACCGATAACCTAAAAGCTCTGCAGGCCATGCTTATGCTCTATAATGCCACCATCTTCTCCGATCCCGAGGGACGTATTGTGCTCAAGAACAAGGATGCTTATACCAGTGCGATAATTGATATTGATGCGGATGATGTAGTCAGCTTCGTCAGCAAACGGGGCAATCCGGAGAAGCCGGAGATTAACTGTCTGGATATCTTGGCAGGAGATACAACTCAACTGCAAGGCAGGATTAAAGACTACCTGATCGACTTTCATAACTCCAAGTGGAGCTGCGAAGCTACCATCGATCAGCTCAGTAAATACAACCTTTCTCTCCAGTCCAAGCTGCGCATCCAGAATAAGATCTATGCGATAACCGAACTGGAGCGGAACTACATAGATGATGAATACAAGGTGAAAGCATGGCTGTTATAAAGGGTTTCAAGCTTATCCGCTGGGCTGATGACGGCATCTATTATTTTACCTGTCAGAATGGACAGGTAGAGTACAATCCAAGCCAGAAATACCGCATCGAGAAGAAGAATGCTTACGATCCCACAGTCATCCACCGCAGGGAAGCATACCGCGAGGACTCCTTCGATTTGGAAGCGGTGCTCGCCCCATCCGAATACTACGGTCTGATGAACTTCCTCCTCGGTCCCGGTAAGCTCTATCTGGAATACACTGCCTACAACAGCATTAACAGCCAGTTCCCGGTCACGATCTCTCAACTACCCAAGTGTCCGGATGATCTGCACGAGTATCCCACTAAGGTCAAGTTCAGTATGGAATCGAGATACATAGGCAGTCCCGGCTATATCGACTTCGGCATCATCATTATCACCGACTCTGACGAGACGGTGATAGGACAAACCCAAATATAAACCTAATAACTATATACTCACAACAGGAGCATAAATGTACAAGTTCGCCATCAGCTATTATACAATGGAGGGCACCGAGCGGAAGCCTCAATCGGGAGTCGATATCCGACTGCTCAGGCCTGGTCAATCTTGGCCAGAGGGCAAGAAGCTCATCGAAACCACTCCCAACTCGGGATACTATGAGATCAGCATTGAAGCTGAAGCCGACTGCGGATTCTATGAGCTCTGGGACGATCACGGTAATCCCCAAGGCCAGTTCAGCGGCAAGACCTGCACTATTGGGAAGCTCGATGCCCGAGGTCTGCAGACCAACTGCATCTATGGTAATCACATCCTGGATGGAGTGGTTACGGGAAGCAAGATCGCTAATGCAGCTATCGGTACAGAACACCTGCAGAATGGACTATTATCACTCTCTAAACTCCAATACGAGCTTCAGGATCAGAATAAGGGAGTAGGAGACAACAGCCATTCCAGCCCTGCCAAGCTGAATGATGACAAGATCATTACCCACATTCTGGATAAGGAGTATCCGGAGCTACCCCACATCATCCTGACTAACCAGTGCGATGCCTTTCTCTATATAGCCAATGTCAAGATTGAAAAAAACCTCGTAACAGTTCTGATTGGGATCAGCCAAGTATATACTGCTACCGATCCTTTCTATAAGCTCCTTGCCCTCGCTAAATGA